GATATTAATACACACTATGATTGATACAGTTTGCCTTAAAACTCAATGGACATCAGGCTTAGAGATAACCAACGAGTATCAATCATTTTACAATAAGGGCTGGACTAACAATCGTGGATTCTAGATAACTATAAGTGTAGGTGTGTAGGTTACCCCTGCGTCAATAGGTAGCCTAACATGCCAAGTCACTTACCTCAACGCTGCAAGAGAGCAGGTGGAAGGCCCTTTATTTGTTTAACTATTAAAAAATCGGAAAGATGAAAACATTACTAATACTACTAATGGTCGTTGATGTGTCAGTTACAGCAACGATTTATCATGCAGTGCCAGATCAGACAGACAGCACACCATTCATTACAGCATCTAACAAGGTTATCAATAAGCATAATCCTGGTGCACATAGATGGATTGCAGTGTCTAGAGATCTTGAAGCTTTAGGTTATACATTTGGCACAAGAGTATGTGTTGACAATGCAGGCCCAATGAATGGCTATTGGGTGGTGCAAGACAGAATGAATAAGAGATGGAAACACAGAATAGACTTTCTAGTTGATGAGTCTATGAAAGGTGGCAAGTGGGAAGACGTAAAAATATACATAGAATGAAATTCAAAAAGACAAGACAAACTATCAAATACAATGGGATCTATTTAGATTGTGTGGGGTACTACGAACCAGGTGAAGCAATGACATACGAATATCCAGGTAGCTCAGCTAACTTTGATGTCCATGAAGTGTTTGTTGATTCAACAGATATCATAGATTTACTTGATGATACACAGCTAGAAGAGATAGAAATAGAAGTATTGGATACTATTGATGATAATGATTGGTAGTTTAATCAGTGAGTGGTGGAGGTCAAGCGTGGAAAAGAAGCGTGCAGGGTTACCGAGTCCCAACCTCCACTTACTCTTAATAATAAATAAGAACTTTTAAAATAAATACAATGAATAATCAATACCCAGAAGAAATGACAAGCAACAGCCAGCCACACATAATGTGTCCGGAATGCTTTAAAGGAACTGTAGTGATGAGCTACGCACGTAGAGAGGGAAGATGTGACAGCTGTGGCACAGAGTTTCACCTATTAGCAGGTAACACATTAAGATATAAATAGCATGGGAAAAGAAAGAAACTTAGTGTGGATAGCAATAGAGCTTGTTCTTCACCATGACTACGATGAAAAGATACTACCAGAAACATTGTTTATGAATGTTCACTATCCTGGTAGTGACAAAGAGTTTATAGAGGTCTATCCTTTAGGCTCTGCAGCATATAAAGTTTTTGATAAAGGTATGATATTACCAGAATCATTTGGATACCCTGTTAAGCCATTTCTTATTGATGATGATGGAATGACAGTTGTTTATCCTGATGAGATAGGTTATTTTGATAACCCAAGAACTGATGATGAGTATGAAATGTTTACAAGTAAGCAGATGAACATCATTTTACAAGACTTTGATGGTATATGTGAACTACTTGTTTATGAAGAGGAACTAGAAGATAACTTTATACAACCTATATACATAGGTGATGATAGTTTGGTTGTAATAAGAGGACTAACGCCCAATGATGATGATGATGAGGCGGACTAAAAACAATATTATGAGTAAGAAAGAAGAGTTTTATGACTATGTTTGTAACTCGTGTGATGCAAATTATACGAGCAATGAACATGAGACTGAATGTTTCTATTGTGGTGAAAACACAATAATGATTCAGGTTAAAAGGCCAAATATAATTAGAGTTAGAAAGAAAACAGCACGTCAGGAGCTTGATGAAGCTCTTGATGCTATGTCTAGCCCTGATTTTGATTGGGATTACGCAATAAATAAATCAAGATAAATATGGGACTAGAAGAAAGAGCAAAAAGAAGACAAGCATTTCAGAGATGGATGCTTATGATCAATAATAAATATATTAAAGACGAGAAACAGATGCTAGCAGCATACAAAAAAATCAAATAATTATGGGAGTAGATATATACGGTAGAAAAACAGACTGGAAAGGTGAAAGACCAGAGATAGACTGGAATGAAGACCACACAGAAGAAGCTAAAGACGAATTCTTTAAACTATTACATGAGTTTGAAGAGAACAATCCTGGATACTATTTCAGGAGTAACTGGTGGGGCTGGAGACCAATAGTAATGCTAAGTGAGATAGCAGCAGCAAACGAAGGACTAGAGATAGACTTTAAGTATTGGGGCTCTAATGATGGTAGTGGACTAGAGACACAAGAACAATGTAACAAACTTGCTGATGCAATTGAGAAACTTATAGCAACAGATGGTGGATTTGTAGAAGACTTTGACACATTGTATGTTAACATGGGATCATGGACTAATTCACAAGGAGGTTTTGTAGACGAAGCTATAAAAGAAGAGTTAAACAAGACACTACCTGAAGGTAGAGTTGCGTTTACAGGAATTGTGCATGATGAAGGTGTATTCTATCCATCACATAGTGCAGATAAAAGACACATAGATAATTTTATCGAGTTTTTACGTGATTGTAATGGCTTTACTATTTGGTAATATAACTAAATTTGTTATTTTTGTAAAACAATTCACACACACATAATGAAATTCATAACCTTTCTAATTAGATGGATAAGTCAACAGCTGGCTATACCATTCTGGATAGTTGGACACATACATTTGTCTATTCATAACTGGCATGACCTATACGAAATACTAAGTAGTGTAGGTCTGCATATAATTGTAGGCATTGGGTTCTATTTAGACTATAAAGACTATAAAGACCAACCGGATGTGTAGACCTATTATCAAATGTAGTAGATGTGATGAAACATTCTGTACAGGTTTAGATTACAGATGGCATTACGATAAGCACTTAGATGAGTGGTGGAAAGCAGAAGATAAACATAAATATATAAAACAAACAACACAATGATTGAAGACATAATTATTTATGATATAGAAACCATGCAGGAGTGTTTTATAGTTGTATGTATGCAACCAGGTAAGACACCTAAGAGCTTTACTGTCAGCAATTGGCAGAACCAACTAGATGCATTTGTTAAATATACAGATGAACACAAGGATGCACATTGGGTGGGTTACAACAACCTACGCTTTGATGCTCAGGTAGTTGAATGGATACTTAGAAACTATGAGCACTGGCATGATTGTACAGGACTAGAGATATGTGCTAAGATTGCACAGAAGGCTCAGGATGTTATACATGATGCTAACTATGATGTGTTTCCGGAGTATAGAGAATGGGAACTATCGCTTAAGCAGCTGGATCTGTTTAAGATACATCACTATGATAACAAGAACAGGCGTGTTAGTCTGAAGAGGTTAGAGTTTGAGATGGACTTAGAGAACATCGAAGAGATGCCTATACATCATACTAAGACAAACATGACTAAGGATGAAGTATTTCAGACACTGCAGTATTGTTTTAATGATGTAGATGCAACCTATGAATTCTATAAGGTAACAATAGGTGAGACGGACCACCCATTATACAAGGGTAACAACCAGATACAACTAAGGCTTGATATACAAGATGAGTTTGGTATAGATTGTTTAAACTACTCAGACAGTAAGATTGGTGATGAGATCATTAAGAAGTATTACTGTCATGAGAAGAACATTGATATCAAAGAGTTACCAAGAAAAGGCTTCTTTAGGAAGAGCATTGCATTGAAGAACTGCGTTGCACACTATGTTAAGTTTGAAACAGAACAGCTGAAGACATTCCTTAAGAACATTAAATCAATAACACTTGGACTTCAGGATGACTTTAAAGAGCACATAAACTTCTACGACAATGTATATTCGTTTATGCGTGGTGGTTTGCATACAGAAAACAAACCAGCAATATTTGAGGCTGATGAAGATTACGAAATCATTGACTGGGATGTAGCTAGTTACTATCCTGCTATTATTATTAACAACGGTAAGTATCCTGCACACTTGGGTAAGCAATTCTTATTCGGATATAAAGAAATGTACGAGAAGAGACTAGCTTTAAAACAAAGTGGGGCCAAGGATGCTAAGACAATGGGTATTATAGGTGCACTTAAGCTTGCAGTTAACTCTGTATACGGTAAGTCATCTGACATGCTTTCATGGATCTACGATAGGCAGTTAACTATGTTCACTACAATTACTGGTGAGCTTAGCTTGATGATGCTTATAGAACAGTACGAACTGAATGGCATACATGTGATATCTGCTAACACAGACGGTGTAACTGTAAAGGTTAAGAAAGATCTTATACCTAAGATGTACGAAGTTAATAAAGAGTGGGAAGAAACTACTCAATACATACTAGAGAGAACTGATTACAGTAAAATTATATTCTCTACGGTTAATGACTATATAGCTATCACACCAGATGGTTATATCAAGAAGAAAGGGGACTTCCTAACAGACTTTGAACTTCATAAGAACAAATCTGCTAGGATTGTACCTCTTGCTCTTGAACAGTATTATGTAAACGGTACTAATGTAAGAGATACTATTAAACAGCACAAGAATCTATTTGACTTCTGTATAAGAAAGAAAGCCTCAAAGGACTTCTTCTTTGAAGGCATACATAGAACTACAGGTGACAACACTAAGTATAACAAACTAATTAGGTATTATGTATCACAGTCAGGTGAGAAGATATACAAGGTTAGAAAAGAGGAGTCTACTAGTAAAGCTGTTAAGAGATCTCAAGCAGAAGCTGGTGATTGGTTATGTACTGTTTGTAATTATCTTCCTGATAACTCAGTTTTAGATAACGTCAACTATACATATTATATACATAAGGCTGAGAAGCTAATAAGTAAGATTAAAAGTGGTGGTAAGAGAATAAAAGTAAAAGTAGCACCTAACCAATTAGATTTATTCGCATGAAAAAGAAAGTAAATAGAAGTAATGTCATGAGACATTTGATTGAGTATCAATTAGATATGGTCGGTAAACGATTAGTTGATACTCTTGATGATGACAAGTGGTATTTTAACTGGACAATGACTAGTGTCCAACGCATAGAGTTTAATAAATACGCAATTCAAACTATGAAGAAAGTCTTTAAGTTTAATACAAACAAAGCTAAGGACTCTCTTGTATGGTTTCATCAACAATTCGGATTAAGAATCAAAGATTAATATTAATAATTAAAATCAAGTAAAAATGGAAATTTCAACAATTCAAGTAGTAATCGCAATCGTAGCAATAGTTGCTATATTTGTAGGAGTAAGAGGAGTAAACAAGACTCCAAAGAAGATTGTAGCACCTAAAGCTACAAAACCTCGAAGAGGTAGACCAAAAGGTAGTAAGAATAAGACTGCTAAAGTGGTAGTTAGTAAACCAAAGCGTGGAAGAGGCAGACCTAAAGGTTCTAAAAACAAGCCAAAGAATGTCAAAGTTAATTAACGAAGACTGGGAACATGCAGCATATGCTAATGATGAAGTGTATGCTGCAGAACGCCAGTATCTGATGGAACTAGAACATCAGCAGTGGGAACACGAGCAAGCTAAGAAGAAACAGAAGCCTGCAATTATTAAACTATCAAAACCAATTAAAGATGAAGCTACACATAACCCCAGAAAAGTTCGAGGAGCTCATCAAGAAAAGCTATAGTTTAGACATTATCTATTTACTTAAATTGATTGAGGCAGAGTATGACGTAGAACCTCTCTATGAGAATAGTATACGTATCTCTGCCATCTATCAATCACTTAGACGAAAAGGACTAATAGCTGAAGATGAGAACAAACTAACTACAGTGGGACAAGACTTGCTTAAGTACTTACATCCAGAAGAAACTAAAAGAAAGTTCGTAAAGAGAAAACCTCAGGCCACAGCATTTGAAGAGTGGTGGAAAACATATCCTGGTACTGATACATTTAGTTATGAAGGTAAGAAGTTCAGGGGAACAAGGGCTCTGCGTAAAGACAAGCAGGCCTGTAAGATTAAGTTCGATGCAATATTATTAGAGGGAGACTATACATCTGATCAACTAGTACAAGCTCTAAGATACGAACTTGAGCAAAAAGTATTGATGTCAATGAAAACTAAACAAAACAGACTTACATTTATGCAGAACAGTCTAACTTATCTGAATCAGAGAACCTATGAGGCTTTTATAGAACTTATAGATGAACAAGGTTCAGACCAAGGAGGCAGTGTACCAAGTGGGTCTACAGATATATAAATTAAATAACATGGGTAAAAAGAAGAGTTTGTGGAGGAAAAATAGATACGGAAAGTGGTATAAACTTAAGGAACCTGAAGGTAAAACAGTTAAGTTTATACCTTGTGACGAAGATAAACAAGTATATAGCTGGAGTAGAACTAACAAGAAGGCTACAGAGAACTTCAACAGTGGACCAACAGGTGCAATTTGGAGGAAAGAAAGAGGGCCTGTACATGAGTATTTAAACAGAGATAAAGAGGAACAAGCAGAACAAAAGGGACCAGACTTAAAGGATGACTACCCTTTCTAAAAATAAATAAATGGAAGCAATTAAAACAGCTACTAAGTGGAAAATTAGAGCTAAAAAAGATCGGAAAAACAGAACATTAATTAACTTAAAAAACAAGCTAATACTTTGGTGGTTAAACATAATAGATCAACTTAAATAAAACGAAATGGAAGCAATTAAATTAATAGTCAGTATTGTAATATTACTCTTTCTGATAAAGTGGGTCGGTAAATCTATATGGACAGATGATGATGATGATTGGCACAATAACCTGCAATATTGAATCATGAGCTATAAACCACTACCTGAGTCTTTAACTATCAAAGACTCTAAAGTACACGGACTAGGTCTGTTTGCTAAACAAGACATTGTAAAAGGTATAAGTCTAGGAACAACACACGTATACAATGAGAATTTTGAAAACAACTACATTAGAACACCACTGGGAGGTTTTATAAACCATAGTGATAACGCTAATGCACAGTTGATAAAGCTAAACGATACTTTAATGTTAGCTACAACTCGTTTTATAAAGAAGGGAGAGGAGATCTTCACAACTTACAAACTATATAATATAAAAGATGGGATTTAAACTATTAAAAGAAGAGGTAGACAAAGGTCTGGCTGGTAGAAACGGTGGTATACCTATGGGATTCGACAGACTGAACAGGTATGTTGGTATCCGTAGGTCTATGTATTACTTAATAGGTGGACTAACCGGTTCAGGTAAGACTAGCTTTATCGATGATGCCTTTGTACTGAATCCAGTAGACTGGGCCCTATCTAAAGAAGGACGTGAGTCTGGTATTAAGGTGAAGGTGTGGTACAGATCCATGGAGCGTAGTCAGACATACAAACTAGCTAAGTGGACCTGCAGGAAGATCTTTCAAGAAGAAGGAGTTATCATTCCTGTTAACAAACTACTGGGCTGGACAAGCAAGATGACCAAGGATGAACATGACTTGTTCCTTAAGTATGAGGACTATATGAATGAGCTTATGGAAATAGTTACTATTATAGATGGGCCAGAGAATCCGGTTGGTATTGCTAAAGAGCTTAAATCTTATGCGTTAGAACGTGGTGAGATAAAACAGGTAGATAAATACAACAAGATATACGTTCCTAATGACCCTAACGAGATAACACTAGTTGTGCTAGATCATATAGGCTTGTTGAAGTGTACAAGTGCACAGCCCACTAAGAAGCAGGCTATTGACAAGATGAGTGATGAGCTGAGGTACGCTC